CTCACCTGAGGCACTTGTGGCCCAGAAGAGACTTGAGTAACAGCAGCAGGCTGCGCGTTCTTCTTCGCGGCACGGCGCCTAGCCTTCCGCTGAGCTTTCTGCAACTTCTGCATTTGTAGCATAGCAAGCCGCTGGGCTTGTGCCTGCAGCTTGATCTTTCCCGCCGACTTCTGACCTTTTCCTGCGACCATTTTGGTTATGGCGGAAATTCTTCCTTGTTTATTGTCGCGTACTGGGGTCACACAAAGCAACACACACTATGGTACGATGGTTTTTTTGACGCACACACACACACGGTGACACAGTGCCGACACTGAGGTATGTGGGGTACACCTTGTGGCCGCTTATGGGCGACCCTACCTCCTAATGGCACCTGAAAAAGATGGACCCTAACCGTCCGGTTGCCGTAGCCACTGACACGGTCCCACGCAAACGCACTCATGAAACAATCAGTATCTTCTCCGCTCGTCTAGGACCTGACGCTAAAAATGGCACCCGGACATGTGCCACCCGCGGATATCATCCAGCCGTTGCAAAAGCGCGCGCTCTGGTCGTGGGCAACAATCACAACACGCCTTCGAGCAAAATGCCCTCAGTAAGCCTGTAAAAAACCCCAGTCTTCAGCGCAAGGCGCGGGGCAGGACTACGTGCAGCAATTCTGGTCCCGATTTTGCCAAACCGTTTGGCCCTCACCAGCCGCGCCTGAGGAAGACGCGACATCGCTCCCTTGGCAAAAGGGCAGCTAGCTCTTCAAGCTCGGGTCGGCGAGCCCTACTGAGGTATACGCCGGTGCTCGGGGCCCCAGCTCGCCCCTACGGTGGTTGCACTCCCCGTCGCCCCATGTCGACTTCGACCACAGGCCGTCTCCTCCAGACCTAAGGTAGCCCACCAATCCTGCGGCGTCGCCGAAACGAAACTTGCCATTAACCGCAGGCGCACAGTGCTGACACGCTGTTCTGGACGGCGGCAGGCAGAAGCTCAAAAACTTCCGTGCCTATCGCCGTGCTCCGAATTTCCTTCGCCGACAAAACTGTCTGGACCTCGACGTCGTTGATGTTGCCGCACACCCGACGAATGAGGTCAACATGGTCTTGGTCCTCCAATATGACATGGGCAGCTCTAGCCTCCAACGTGGCGGTCAACAGCGTCTCCTCTTCCCCGAAGTCCAAGTTGTGCTTGATGCAGATCTCACGGCGTTCCTTCAAGGACAGCTTACCGGATGTCTCCTTCCATGCCTTGGCCGCAAGTACCATCAGGTGCTGCATCCATGTGCACTTGCCCCTGAAGGAATCGGCCCTAGATAGGAAACTTAAGTACTCGCTGCCATCTTCTGCGCTCGTCGTTGACCATGCCTTCGTCAAGCACCTCACGATCTCCGGTATCCAGACGCCTTCCGTCGTACGACCGTCATCGACTTTCACGTTGCAGCCAACGAAGGTAGCGTAACCGTCGACGCACGTCTTGAACTTCATTCTCATGCCGCACATGGCCCACTTGAAGCAGTAGGACTGGTAGAACGCTGGGTCCAAGAAGTTGCGGCTGTACATGTCCATCGCGTCGTCGCCCTCGTAGGCGAAAGTCCAGTACACTTTCCCTCGTTTGCCGTACATGCTGGAGAGCTTGAAATACGTGCCCTTGCCCCTACTGCTCACGACCTTGTCGGTTTCGTCAGTCAGGAGAATCGAATGCAACAGCAAATTCACGTGCCAATTGAGGACCGACGTTCCCCTGTCTCCGGAGTGTCTGATCCTGTAATCTAAGGCGATGTTGGCTGTATAGCCCTCGTCTGTGTATCTTTTCCAAACCGACGCTTCTCTGCGCTTCTCAGTCGACCAGTCAATGATCGGCGTCAGATCTGGGAGATAAGGCCTCAAGATGTCCGCGCAGTGTTTC